GACTTTCTCTGCAGTCCAGACTACATGGCGGAGCGCGGAGTCGAGAGCGAACTTCTCTCTGCTAAAATTCCCTGCTAACAGGGAAAAATACAGGGAATTTCGCGAATTTTGACCCTCTAAACTGCCTCTCGCATCTCTAAGTTGCAGATTCTTCGGCTCGAACCACTGCTGCGGGTGAAATCAGAACAGGGAAATATCAGGAGCGTAACAGGGATTTAATCTACCGTTTCAGGGAAAATTTTCGATCACTCGTGCATAGTAGGAAATCCGAGCAGTTTCCGTTGCTCAACCCAGCTCAATGGCAAGTTTCGACTAAGCTTTTCAAGGCTTAGATCATGCGGTTGGCGACCGTCAACGATCGCCTGTACGATGTCCGGAGCCAGGAATGCATGGCGGAATATTCGACCGACGTAGCGCTCATCAAGACCACTCTTCTTTGCGATCGATGTTGGTCCGCAAGCCTCTCCACAGATGATCTGCTGATACCAATCGTAGGAGCGAGCCACTGCTTTCAATAGAGAAGAGGTAGGCCGTGAGGGGGTCAACTTCTCAGAGTCTGAGGAAAGGACCAAACGGACTTCTCGCCCGCTTCTTCTCAGCGTGGCTGCAAGTTCGAAGCTCGCGAGCGATTTCGAGCCGCCTAGCGCCGGCACCGCCTTGAGCATGTCGGAGCCGGCATTGGTGTCCTCTAAAAGGAGATTGCGAAGAGCGTCTCGCGAAAATAACACTCGGACTTTGTCTGGGTGGATGATCACACGTGTGACTACGCCTCGAATGAATTTCGAGACATCGGCAGGAGAGACCTCTATCCACCTTGATCCCATTTCGTGAGCTGCTTTGAGAAGAGTCCGCGTCAATTCGGCGGAGTCATCCTCCTTGCCTAGCAGATCCATAATGCGCTGTGAGTGCTGAAAAAACAGGCGGAAACCTGCCAAGACGGGCATTTCGACATCTGCAGCAGGAATTCTGACCGGACGCTTAAGACCGCGCTCGCGGGAAGCCGTTCGGCACACGTAGTACCGGTACCGTCTGTTGCCCTTGACCGTGTGAGTTGGGGTGAATCGATTTCTGTGTTGATCCTCAAGAAGTCCCGAGAGCAGGCTGGTGCAAACACCGCGAACGCCATTACGGCGCCCCTGGTTATCACTCCGCAATCGATTTTGAACCTGATTCCAAAGTTTCTGCGGAACGATTCTTTCGTGTTCGCCCGGATGACACTGACCCTTATGCCGAATCTGCCCGAGGTAGATGGGATTGTTGAGAATTTTGTAGAGGGCACCGCGGGAGAAGTGCGCCCCCCCAAAAGTTCTGCCCGCTGCCGTTTTCCGTACCTTGCTTCGCAGGCCCTCCCGATCCAACCAGAGTTTTAGTTTCGGGACGCAGCCAAGTTCCAAGTACCGCTGGAAGAGAACCCGCACAAGTCGCGCTTCGCTGCGATTAACGATCAGCCTGCGATCCTTGACGTCGTACCCTAACGGAGGATTACCTCCCATCCACATCCCTTTCCTTTTCGAAGCCGCTATCTTGTCACGAATTCTCTCGCCTGTTACTTCGCGCTCAAACTGTGCGAAGGAGAGGAGGATGTTCAATGTGAGTCGTCCCATCGAAGTCGTTGTGTTGAACTGCTGGGTGACAGAGACAAACGATACACCTTTGTTATCCAGAGCTTCGACGATCTTGGAGAAGTCCAACAGACTTCGAGTAAGCCGGTCGACTTTATAGACGACGATTACGTCTACGTGGCCCGCCTGAACATCTTCAAGCAGCTTTTTCAGGCCGGGCCGATCCATCGTTCCCCCGGAGTACCCGCCATCGTCATACTTGGCTGGCAGAACCTGCCAGCCTTCATGTCGTTGGCTCTTAATAAAGGACTCGCAGGCCTCTCGCTGGGCATCGAGAGAATTAAACGACTGCTCCAGGCCTTCTTCTGAAGACTTGCGGGTATAGATGGCACAGCGAGTGACTCGAGTTTCTGGATTCATTAAGCCTTCTCCAGTTTCGGTTGATTGTCTTTGAGACCGAAAAACATGGGACCAGACCAGCGAGTGCCGGTGATCAGGCGAGCGATTTCGGAGAGACTGGTGTAGCGCCCGCCATCATATTTATAGCCTCGCTCGTCGACCTCCACGATGTGTACTTTGTTTCCCCACTCTCGAATCAGACGCGTCCCTGGTTTCAGGCTCGGCGCCGCACTCAGCGCGGCATCGGGATTTGCATCAATAGCGCGGGCGATCTGGCGCAGCCGAGATCGTGTCCGAACGCTGAGTCCGCGGAAGGCTTGTTCCTGGACGCGATAGGAGAGGATTAAGATCATCAGATCTCGCCGGAGCCGTGGAGGAGGAGAGCCGTCAAAGACCTGCTCCCAAAATCGGCAAAGGGCGGCTTTCCCAAGTTTCGGCAGCTCGGCCAGTCTGGGGGCGGTTGGCTTCGGCATGGTGTCCTCCAGTCGAACATTGACGCTTCCTTTCCGCCATCAAATCAAGTCAAATGTGACTTTAGGGGCTTTTGGCCACAAAACTACGAAACGTCATGCCAACCCGCAAAAATCGCAGAAAACGAGAAACCGACTGGCATGGTCTATTGGGGCAGCAGTGGTGGCAAGTTCCATTTTGGTTTCGTTTTAGGCGCGAGAGTCTGAATGTCGCGGCAAGTCGCAAGCTGTTTCGCGATTTGATACTTGACAATTTTGTTTCGGTATCGATCTCAACGCCTTGTTCTCTCCGCGATACGGTCGAGAGGATTACAGCTGACGCGCAAAGGCCAATTCCCATTGATTATTTGTGCTCGGAACTGACCGAGCCGGTTACTATGCGTGGAAGGGTGGCGTTCGGTTCCCCTGGGAAATATTTCGATCAATTTGCCCAAAACTATCCTGGTCTCTACTGGTGGCTCTCGGATAAGGGACTAAGAATGGAGATAATTAGCGGGAATGAGCGCGTTCCGAGTTTCGACGCGCTAGCAGGCCACCTCATGTCCCAGGCCAGGTCGACTCGATATCCGAAATATCTCTCGCCGGATGACTACCTAGTCATAGCGGAGCAACTCGACAAGGCAGGATTTCCCCTCCGTGAGCAGTTGCAGGGGAAGTATCGAAAATTGCTTGCACACTGGAACCAAAGACACCCCAGCAGAACGATCAAAACATTTAGCGACGCGATTCAAGCTAAACAACCGCGCGAACTTTCCCGCGGCGTGCGCCGACGTTTGTATTATGCAGAGGTAAAAGTTCGAAATGGAACGCCCTAAGAAATTTGTCCAACATGAGGATCGGACAAATTTCTTTGCCAACGCCAAATACAAGGAATCGCCGCAATTAGATTCCCACCGATTGTCCAAAACCTGGGATCAGCCTTCGCAGACCTTTCACTAGTTGCCCGCCCTGTGGGATAAACAGTCATGAGCAGAGTCGGACAGCGTGCAAAAGAATCTTTCGGACAGATCATGATTGAGTATCAGCTGATCAACTCATTAAAGCCGCATCCCAGTAATGCTAGAACTCATTCAAATCACCAGATCCGGCAGATCGCAAGAAGCATTCGGGAGTTCGGTTTTACCAATCCAGTCTTGCTCGACAAGAACGGCTCGATTGTGGCGGGGCATGGACGAGTCGCCGCCGCCAAACTACTGGGCGTCTCTGAAATTCCAACCATCCGACTGGAAAGCCTATCGGCCGATCAGGTCCGCGCATATGTGCTAGCCGATAATCGGCTCGCTGAAAAGGCCGGCTGGGACAAGTCCATTCTTGCGGTCGAGCTACAGCACCTTTTGACCATCGATGATTTCGACATAACGATCACGGGATTTGAGGTTCCGGAAATCGATCTTCTGCTATCGGAGCCGGACGAAGAGACAGATGCCGAGGAACTCCTCGATCTACCTGCCGCTGACGACGTGACGACTCGCCCGGGCGATCTCTGGCTTGCAGGTAGGCACCGCATCCTCTGTGGCAGTGCGATCCAACGCGAGTCGTATGCCGCACTGATGAACAAGCAACCGGCTCAAGTGGTTTTTACCGATCCACCCTACAACCTGCGAATCGATGGGAACGTAAGCGGCAAAGGCAGAGTCCGCCATCGAGAATTTCAAATGGCATCCGGGGAGATGGACGAGTTCGAGTTTGTTTCTTTTCTCACTACTGCACTCCGACTCATGGCCCGGCACAGCAACCGCGGTTCGGTCCACTTTGTCTGCATGGATTGGAGACACATGGGTGAACTGATCGATGCCGGCAAGGAGGTTTACGAGGCCCTGCTCAACCTATGCATCTGGGTCAAGGACAACGGCGGGATGGGTTCTTTTTATCGGTCGCGACATGAACTGGTTTTCGTCTTTCGAAACGGCAAAACAATGCACCGAAATAACGTTCAACTCGGCCGATTCGGTCGTAACCGCACTAACGTTTGGGAGTATCCAGGCGTGACCACCTTTTCCAGACAAGGGGATGAGGGCAACCTCCAAGCTCTGCATCCGACTGTCAAGCCGGTAGCACTAGTAGCGGATGCACTGCTCGACTGTTCAGCCCAGGGGGACATCGTTCTGGATGCATTCTTGGGCTCCGGCTCGACGCTGATTGCAGCAGAGAGAACTGGCCGCAGTTGCTACGGCATGGAACTCGATCCACTTTACGTCGACGTAGCCATTCGACGTTGGCAGAAACATACGGGCGACACGGCGGTCGACGCGGCAACTGGCCGGCGATTTGACGAGTCACAAACCAGTGGGAGATTCCATGGCGAGTAACGGTATTAACAAGGATAAGGAATACGCAGTTGGATACAAAAGACCACCGCGTCATTCTCAATTTCAACCCGGCAAATCAGGGAATCCAAACGGGCGTCCGAAAAAGAGCGAGAGCATCGTCGACGTTCTGCAAAAGGAACTGAACTCGCTGGTTCCTATCCTCAAGGACGGCAAGCGACGGCGGATCTCCATGCTTCGAGCGATCATTAAGCAGCACCTTAACAAAGCGGCGGCTGGTGATGGGAGAGCTGCAGCGACAGTGTTTAGTGCACTCAAGTCATACAAACCGAACAGCGGAGACAATCTGGGCACACTGTTACAGGAATTTCGCACCCTTCACCTCCGACGGATCGAAGCCGAACAGAATGGTGTCATGAGGACGGATGGGAAAGACCAGGGTCGCAGTTCGACATAGTGAAGATTAGGTCCTGATGGAGATGCCCAAGTTTAACTTTGGACCCAAGGCCGAGCGTTTTGCTATGCGCCCGCCTGAGCAGGACTGGACCATCAATATCCTTGAAGGAGCTATCCGCAGCGGGAAAACCTGGTGTCTTCACCCGAAAGCGCTCTATTGCTGCCAGTACAAGGTCGAAGGAAGAAAACTGATAACCGGTGTTTCGAAACAAAGTATCTATAACAATATGCTCACGGATCTATTTGAGATCGTGGGTCCACGAAACTACCACTACAATCGGAATTCGGGTCAGCTTCGATTGTGCGGGACCGACTGGCTTGTTATTGGAGCTAAAGACGAGGGTTCAGAAAAATACATCCGGGGCTTAACGGTAGGCGTGGCGCTCTGCGACGAGATCAGTCTGATGCCACAAAGCTTCTTCCAGATGTTGCTCAGCCGCATGTCACCCGAGGGGGCGCGTCTTTACGGCACGACAAATCCTGACAGCCCGTATCACTGGCTCAAAACCGAGTATTTGGACAAGCCAGAGTTAAGGTCCGAGGAGATTCTGTGGTCCGATCACTTCACGATGGATGACAATCCCAATCTAACCGAAGACTTCGTCGAGTCCCAAAAGCGACTTTATACGGGATTCTTCTACAAGAGATTCATCGAGGGCCTCTGGGTATTGGCCGAAGGAGCAATTTACAAAGATTCATGGTCGGACGAAGTTGTGTACGACCTGAAGGATGAACCTCCGGGCTTGAGACACCGAGGAGGACACTCCCAACGGTTCGTCGCGATCGACTATGGAACAACCAACCCCATGGTCTTTCTTGATATCTATGACGACGGGAAGTTGTTTTGGGTGGTTCGAGAGTACTACTGGGATTCGACTGTTACCATGCGTCAGAAAACCGATGCAGAATACGTGGAGGATTTGGAGAAATTCATCGGACCCGCAAATAACGCGAAAGTTATCATTGATCCGTCTGCAGCGTCATTCCAGGCAGAGATGGTGAAGCACGGCATCTGGCACGTGGACGCCGATAATGAAGTGAACGAGGGAATCCGGATTACTTCCATGCTTCTGAATCAGCGCATGGTTCGCTTTTGTCGGCACACAGTACAGAACACAATCCAGGAGCTGCAGACTTATTCTTGGGATTCGAAAGCGGCTCAGCGAGGTGAAGAGAAACCGCTCAAAATCCATGATCACGGTCCGGACGCACTACGCTATTTTGCCAAAACAGAGGTTCCACACTGGCGCTTGGCTTGGTAAGCACGAACCTTGCCCACTTCCAATACACTTCATTGTGAGAGCACCCACCAGCTCCGGAGCGTTCAGTTCGTCCCAGCCACCCTCAGGAACGGACAAGATCATGCGGCTCCATGCCCAGACGCGTGGTTCGAAAACGGCTTTGTGTTTCTGCCACGCAATGCCCCGTGGCTGGCTGACTATGTGACCGAACTGACTGGCTTTCCGGGAACCAGATACGACGACCAGGTCGACTCGACCGCCCAGGCCCTTTCGCACCTCAACGTGCCGAGTGGGCTTGAGGTATGGCGACGCTTGGGCAGTTAGGGTAGCCGCTACGAACACGGCCGGCGGAGTTGGCACGGGAGAAGCTGCGCCTCTCCTCAATACGATGTTGAATCAGCCATCGGCGAGTAGAGGTTCCGAAAGAGGTTTTGAACGAACGGGCAACGTGGCTAGCGGAAAGTCCACATTCGCGTGCAATCTCAGAAAGCCGGATGCGGCCATGCATGTTGTCATGAAGAATTTCTAACGCGCGTCGCTTTTGCCATGGCGCCAGGCCCCCCGTCGAATGCCGCGCTACTTTCTGGAGTACATCGTACTGCTGGATGAGATGCGCTCCGAGGATGAGACGAATTGATCGAGGCCAAGTAGATGCGAATCCTATGCACCTTCCTGGAAGGCTCGCAACGCAACCTGCTCCTCGCTGTAGATTTCGAAGAGGGTATTCAGCCGCGTGATCTGAAGGAGGTCCGCCACTCTCTTGTTGACCTGGACAAGTTTCATCTCGCCTCCCCTGTGCCGGACGACGCTATAGCATCGGACCAGCTCGCCCATGCCGTCGCTGTCTATGTAATCCACTCCGGCGAGACAGGAATTTCTTGTGGCCGGTGTTGGAGAGGACGTGTATCAGGTCACGCAGTTGCGTGCGACTATCACTCGACGTGAGTTTGCCAACAGCGTCAACTACAATGACTCGGTCGAACTCTCTAGTGGTGATTTGAAGACCCATGGCGACTTGGCAGGACTGTGTTTTCCCGCGCGGAATCATACATCCCGTGGCCTTGGCGTTTCAACGCGATTACATTCATAACCCAGTCAATGAGCGCTATCGGGATTCTTCGCCAACTGACTCGCCGCAGCGATTGTGCAGTCTGCTCATCGCCTTGGGCCGAGCGCGGTTTCTATGATCTGTGCGGCTTCATCAGTTCCATCTATGGCTTTTTCTTGAGGACAGTCCTCTCCCTAAGCGAGCCGCTTCGCACACCAACGCCATGAGCAGGACTGTGCCGCGGAACTACATCTTGTTGTAGACGACAGTCTGGGCGTTCGCCTGGCCGGTTCCGTGAACCGTGAGCGTCAACGTCTTGCCATCAGGCGAGACTTCAAATCTCGTGTGGTCCATTACCTCGCCCTTCACCTTGTC